AGGTGCGAATTGATGGGCCCATTGAGTTAGAAATCGACCATCACTAAAACGTTCATGGATTTGATCTAGGAGTTTTAATGTTTCAGTAGCCGGGGATAGGCCTGTAAGAATGAATGGTTGGGGATCCCCTTTGCCTTGCAGAACGCTTAGACGCAAGGTGTTTAATTTCTTAAGGGCATCGATGGCGTCTCCTGCCCCCGCGCCATACATTTGAAAGAATGTATCTACCTGTTGAGCCCGGACAGGATCGATGCCGGTTGCGGCTTGGAAGTTTAAAAGAGAGGTTGAGGCGGTATCGGCCCCGGCTATTATTTTTTGAATTCCAAGTCCAAGGGCAGCCAATGAGGTGGCTCCGATGATAGCAGAGACATTCATGTCTCCGATTATTTTACCAACTTCTCGGAGCTTTATGCTGTCGATCTTAAAACCGATCTCTGCGTATATATCTGCTATCTTACTCATCTTATGACCTATTTAAATTAAACCATGCCTCTTGATATTCGGATTTAAAAACTTCGTATTGAAGAATGGACATTACTATCTCGCTATCCATTTCTAAAATCACCCGAGGGTCTCCTGCCCCATATCCGGCACTACTAAGTCGTAAAGCAATTATCCGCGCGTCGCTTACATCAATCCTTACGATAGGATTGCGATATCTTTCTGGAACAAAGCTTTGCACAGTGAAGCGACGTTTTCGGAGAAAGGGCCAAGGTTGAAGACCAGCACCTCCTTTACGATCTCAATAAAGTCTTTCCTAGCTTCCATCGACTCGAACATCGTTTTATTAATACGCTCACCTTTGTATGTGGCCTGTCCTAAACATGGCCACATTGCATCACTTAATGTCCTTGATGCCATCAATTGCATAGACAAACCCTCGACTGTGCCTTTTGACAGATCGAGGGCGGAGAATTCCTGCGAGACTACTTGTAGCAGATTAAAGCCATCATCGAATTTAGATGGCCACACTTCCAGGTCATTTCCTGATTTTAACTTATGCTTGAGCGTTTTAACTTCCATGTAAATCCTCCATGATTTTTATATTATCCGATGGTCCGGTCATTGTTTCCGAAGATAAAGGACCATTCAACGAGTGATTGAGTAGGATCTCCCTCGGCGACAGATTTGGCATCTGGTTGTCTTTTGGCAACTCCTCCGGACATAATGTACGTCACGGGGTGAATATTCCCCTGGCCGTCTCCTACATTCTTTATAAATACACCATTAAGCAATGTGTAACCTGCAAAATTCTGCTTCATCAAAGCCATTTGAGCATTAAGGAAGGTGTCGTTTTGATAACCCAGAAGTATCCTCAAAACCAATTCACTTTGGAATCCTTGGTTGTTTAGGGCGTAGATTGTATTGCCACCTTTCCCTCTCTGAACTTGGACGATGTCATTGGGGAATTTTATTTCTCCTACAACACCTGTGGCAAAATCAGTGATGATCTGACCTCCGATAATAATTGTATCGTTTCCTGTTAATGAGACATTCATGGTCTAAATCTCCTTTTTAAATTTTGCTTACGGGTTGTCATATACATTAATTATTGCCGATTGAAGTGCTCCGGCTTCCTTAATGGCTATTTGCACTAATGGGGCCTGTCTCGCCGTCCGCTGTGCCGCTGTCTGTTGGGCGATCGGCGTAAAGTAAACATAGTATCCATATGTCTGGATATTGTTGAAAAAGTCCGTCTGGTTACCGAAGGTATCAACGCCGGTCCAGGTTCCCGGAGCCAAATAGCCATTGGTCACGCCTTGCTGGCAAACCAATTTTAAAGCCCCAACAAAGGAGTTCATCCCGTTGGTAGTTTGAGGCACTTTGGTGGCGGATGTCTGTAGGGCATTGTATCCTGCCACTTGTAGAGCCAGCACAAACCAGATCAGGTTAAATGCTCTATCCGCAAATAGATTGGCACCGTTAGAGACCGTGGCGGGGCTATTATTGAATGAAGTATAAATATCAACCCCAGCAGTATTGCACAGTGAGTAAATCGTCTGGGTCATCGCTGGATCAGGCGTTACGCCGATCAGTTGTTTACCGTTCATGGTTATAGCGGTTAGGCTTCCATTAAAATTAACCGACAGCAATCTGGAAGCATAGCTAGCCGCAAACAATCTTGCCGTGAGGCCAATGGTTGAATAATAAAGACAGCGAGTAAAATATTGCGAGGCTTGCTGAATATTGGTGAAAACATTCGTAATATCTGTGACGGTGCTGGAAACCAAGAATTGAAGCTTATTACCGTAGGACTGGACTACGCTGGCCAAGTTGCTCCAGCTTGAATTTGCTCCATAATTTGTGGAGATGATACCGCAATAATAAACCATATTTGCGGTACGTGCGATGGCCTGGGCCAGATTCTCTGTTGTCACACCAGTGATATCAATTGTGGCACCAGTGCCAGTTCCTCCGGTCACTGCCAGGTTATTGGCCACGCTGTACCCTTGGCCACCTGTTGCCAGCGTAATGGCCGTGATGGCACCTGCATATACCCCAGTTACGGTTACGCTACCACCATAACCATTTCCCTGGGTGATTGTCAAAACGTCGCCAATTATATACCCCGTACCACTACTGCCACCAACGGTGACGGATGCAATTGAATTATTCTGGAAACTAGGGAACACGATCAAGGATCCGCCCCCGGCCAAAATATTGGGCTGTTGACTAAATACAGCCACGGCCTGTTGATAGGTTTCTGATGTTGTACCAAAATCCAACCCTACCTGTTGGGCTGATTGATAAATCCGATAGCTATTGTTTCCAGGATTGGACAGGAAAGCGTCACCGGTAAACAACGCCAAGTTGTTCACGTTAAAGTTGGCCAGTCCCGTTGCCGGGAAGAATACATTAACGTTGATGATGTTTGAAAGGGGAAGTGTTGGGGCCATTGCGTTTTCTCCTTATAAGTTTGGCAAAGCTTTTAATGGTGTAACTTGGGTTTGTATATTTCCGGATCCCGCATCCTGTGCGGTAACCTGAATGTTAAATGGTGGCATGATATAATTGGCATTCTTAATCTTCTTATACCAGGCATAAACTGATACCTCGATATCATATCTTTTAAGCATGGCCGTCCCCTCGAGGAAAGACAAATCTTCGTCTGGCATAACTCGTGCGATCTTAAAGGAGTATCCCTCTTGAATTAACTGGGAGTATTGAGACATTAAGGCCATTGCCACTTCATCCTTGCGATACATTGCCTCATCGTTTCTGGAGAATACCCCAACCACAATCTTTTCAAGTTTATTTACGAGTTGAACTTCTCGTGGAATCCCGTCGGCACAGGACGTGTCAAAATAATTATTATTCCCGATGGGGATGCCGTTTCTATACTCGAGAACAATAAACATATCTTCAAATGGTGGGATGACCCATTTTTGGTCATAGATACTTAGGTGATCATCCTGTATACCCATCTCTGCTAGGAGGATGATCCTAAGAAGATCCATTGATGTCTGAGGTTGTTGATCGATCTCAATCATATTTTTACTGGTTTCTCGACGTAGATCTTCGTGTAGTCCTGGCGTACATGGTATTGATTGTATCCGTATTCCGGCCACTCTGACACTACCACTATGCGATACTGCGTCTTGTTAAAAATAAAAATGTCGTCGGCCTTAAGGATAATATCCCTTAAAAAATAAACATCTTGGGAATTCCAAATTCTCTCACCAGTCTTTGTATAGACTAGATTGTTTGGTGTCTGGATCCTTACCCCCCGGGTCTTGATGTAATCCTTAACCACTTCTTGGGTCTTGCCATTGACTTGGGTTTTTCCAATAATGCCAACTTCTGCCGGTTGCATAAATTCTATAACTCCCTGCGAGACGTCGGGGAGTCCGGATGAAGATTGTCCTAAATCAAGGTCTTTGCCATTTATGATCATTTTTGAACAACCTTATGGGTCACGGCCTTGCGTAGCTGGCCTGTGTCTATTAAAATCGCCGATGAGTTCTTAGCTGCTACAGTGGCTGCTTTTAAAGGCGCCCACTTACCATAACCGCCGGTTACAAATCCTTTTTGGATAATCTGCTCTGCGATAACGCCAAGCATTTCGTAATTCTTTGGATTCTGCTGGGCGATAATAAGATCAATGGCGTCTTGGCCAATGCTTTCAAAATAATCTTTTAAATGATCTTCCAAGGGCATTACGAGCCAGGAACGGCGCGGAAGGTTTTGGCTCTTAATTCCCTTTTCGTGAGCTAGACCTATCTCGGCGTTTGTCACATCTGATTGGGAGGTACCAACCTTATGGCCACCGCTTGGCTTTAATTCTCCAGTCTCTTTTCTGGGGTGTTTGGCCTGCGCCTTGCTGCCCAGGATACCAATCCTCACAACATAGCCGTCTTGAGCGGCCTCTAATAAATGGTTCAGGCCATCCGTGTTCATGGTAACCTTTGAATATTTATCGATCACTTTTTCAAGCATAAGTTGTGTTCGATCTCACCGTGACTATCCCGCCACCGATAGTGTATGGATAGGCAAGATCCAGATAGATCTGGCCGTGTTTGGTTGTTAGGTATTTTGCTAATTGTGGATTGTCTTTTGCCCATGCCCACACAGCATTCCCAATGCTTACCCCACCCACGGTGCTGGATTCCAAGGCGAATTTTGCCTGAGAATTGAGCCCCATAGATGAGGCGCGCAAAGATTCAACCATGTAGTGAGCCGCCAGATAAAGAAAAATCAATGTCGCATTATATGCAAATAATGAGTCATTGAAATCTGCAGCGGCCAGGTTAATGGCATTCTGGACGTCTAGCGCATAGATCCATTTCTTC